GTCGACGCGGAAGATGCGGTAGTACTGGTTTGACTTAGCAGTTCCGAGACCATTGTTGGAAATCGCACCAGCAACGAATGGGTTAGCAACCATACCGTAGCGAGTTTTGAAACCAATTTTTGGCTGGAATGACTGCTCTTCAACCGCACGCACCATGGTCAATGGAACGTATGGGCAGTAGAAGATACCGGCGTCATAGGCGTTTGAACCCTTGTAACCAACAGTGACATAGTCAGTTGTGGCATATGGGTCGATGTAGACGCGGGTACGGCCATTAAGGACACCAGCGAATGTGTTACCTGTGTCATCAACGTTCAGGTTGGTTGACAGAGCAGGTGTGTAGTCAAGCATGCCAGAAGCAACGAGGGCTGAAGCAACATCTGAAGAACAGATGATGAAGTTACCCTTACCGCGACGTGTTTCTTTCGCGATAACGTTAGCTTCACGCTCGAGCTGAACGATCAGGCCCTTGAACTTCTCAACTGACCAACGACCATCAGCATCTGTTGAAAGGTCGAAGATACCGTTAACAGCAGTGTTGGAAGTTGAAGCACCAGTCTTGGCTTGTGAGTTGATCGTACGAACGACTTCACGGTTGATCTCAGCCAGAATCTCGGTTGAGAGAATGTTGGCTAGTTCGGTTTCAGCGTCAAGACCGTGAATCGCTTTGAGGTCCTGAGCCAATTCCATTGTGTACTCAGCTTTTAGAGCACGTGACTTCGCAGTCACAGTCTGCTTTTCAATGGTGAAGCCCATTTCAGCAAACTGCTCAGAACCTGAACGACCAAGGTCTTCAGCTTCAGCAGTTGAGTAGAGATCAAGACCGGTCAGAGGATCGATACGGTCGTTGTCGATTGAGCTGTCAGCGTTTGAGTCGGTAACGCCTGAAAGGCCTGAACCGTCAGCAGCCATACCAGTTGTTGAAGAGTCACCTGAGAAGTTGAACTTAGCTTCGTTGAAGAGAGCTTCGTCACCAGCAGCAGCGCCAGTCTTGGTGGTCTTGTAGGTTGACTTCATCGCGAAAATCAGACCTGTTGGACCTGCCATTGGCTGAACGCCACAGATGTCATAGGCCATAAGGTTTGGCATAGCGCGACGAACGAGTGAGATAAGAACTGGATTCCAGTTAGCAACGTTACCTGTGTTGTTGGCTGGAGCAGTTTCAGCAAGATAGTTCTGCTGGCCAGCGGCTTCAGCAAAAGCTTTTTCTTGGTTCTCTAGGATAGCAGCAGTAACTGCTTTTCTGTGATGATCTTTGATGACACCTGCTGACTCTTCGTTCAGTACTGGTGCCCACTTTTCGATCAAGCGATCATATGATTGCATTGTGGATACCCCTTAAGTTAGGATTTATGTTGTTTTCTGATTGCAGCAAGGTAAGCTTCCATAGCTGAACCTTCGACGATTTGGGCAGCGCCTTCGTCATCTGATTCATTCTCTTCAGCAATATCTTGAGCGGTGTGTGTCTTAGCAAAATATGATTCTTTCAAGGTTGCAACTTTGGCAGTGAACTGCTCAACAGATTCAAACTTGACATTTTCTGCTAGTGACTTGAGTTTCTCGATCTGAGTTTCAGCTAAGCCGATTGAAGCTTCACGAAGAATAACTTCGCGACGAAGAGCAGCAACTTCTTCTGTAAGAGCCATATTGGCTTCAACTGAAGAGTTATACTTCTCATCTAGTTCTTCAACTTGACCGGCTAGGTCATCAACTAGGTCGATCTTGGATTCAGGAACTTCGATATAGGATTCTACGAATAGATCCTTCAGGCCGTTCATGAAGCCTTCTGCGATTTCAGCGCGCAAGCCAGCCTGAATAGCCACCTTGTTCTCTTCCATCCAGTTCTCAACAACGTAGTTAAGATACGAATCAACTTGCTCGACTAGTTCTGATTTAATTTTATCAGTCTCTTCGGCAAGTTCAGTTGCATAAGCTTCTTCTAGACGATTAATCTCTGATGTTAGGTGTGACTTAATAGCAGCTTCAAAAATAGTAGCGGCTTTGTCTTTGAACTCTTCGGAAAGAGTTGCTTCACCTTCGATAAGAGCATTAAGGTCGTCTGAGAAATCAGCTTCAATTTCAACTGATTCCTGCTGTGGAGCTTTAGCACCAACACCCTGTGGGGCTGGCTCGTCTTTACCTGTCTTGTCGCCTTTACGTTTTGGAGCTGTTTTACCAGCGTTTCCGGCGGCTTTGACGGAGGCAATAGACTGCTCTTCAGCATTCTTTGGATCATGAGCTTCTTCGATTTCCTCTTCGAGCTCTACATCCTGGTCTTGGACTTGATCAGTCATGTTAGACTCCTTACACTTTGCGTTTTACTAACGAGAGGAAATTCTTGATCTCACGAACCTGAGTCTCATAGAGATCAGCACGTGGAGCCCTTTTAATTTCAGTCTCCATTTTTTCAATTGCTCTCCGTTCCACAATACCGTTGTTCCAAACCCATTCAACACCTTCCATGATTCCATTAACAAAAGCTGTTGGTGCTGATGGGTCTTGCACGATGTCGACTGTATTTAACATAAAGTCATCCTTGACATACATGACGCCATTGCGTTCTTCGAGGCTTCCCATACCACGAGTTGAGACACCCAACTGTACACCGCCATCGAGAAGACCTTTAACAATCTGTCCCATGGGAGTTTCCAGAATTCGTGCCTTACCCACAACATCATTCACGTGCCAATCAAGAGATTCAATCTTGTGGGATACCTTATCCAGGTTAACTGATGGACCATCAGGGTGGTTTAATTCACCAACAGCTCTCCCGGTTTTAAC